AACTTCTTCCAATGTGATGTAGCTCTATATTCTCTTAATGCCAATTCTCATCCTTTAGATGTTGTAGTGCTTTGCACCAACTACCACTATATCTAGTGTTTATATATTCTATATGTTTATCTATTTGTTTGAACGCATCCCAGTTAGGTGCATAGTCACTCATGTGTTGGAATAGTCCATAAGCACCAGTAGTGCTATTAACAGCGTTATATCTAAATGATGATTCTCTTTGCGCTAACTCAAGCGCACATTCAAACTGATCCCAATCACTTATCTGATTATGTAAATACAGCTTTACATTCATCTTGTTATAAGGATTAAACGGCTTTTCTTCTATTGGTACTGTTTGTAAAGCTTGTGATCCGGCAACGCTTATGGTCGTTGCCAACAGCATTACGACAATAGAGCGCCCCAATGCTAGCCGGCGAAGTGCGCTGCCTTTAAGGCGCGCAAGCCGTCTTAGCATACCGAGCTTGTCAAGTTCATTGGTCATTTGTGCGTATCCTTTCGGCGTGTCGCAGTCATTGTGACCTGCATCACACTATTTAGATTTGCCCCAACCATCGCCTTTGAAATGTATTGAAGGCGCTGAGAATTGTTTTGTCATAGGTATCTGGCAAGGTTGGCACCAGATGATTGCGTTTGAGTAAACGCTAAATTGTTCCTCAACCGTTATTTGGCATTGTTCGCATTTGAATGTATACGTTGGCATGTTTCACACCTTTCTCTCATTGTATAAACCCACAAGCCACAGCCTGTGCATCTATGTATGAGTAACGGCTCAGTAACCACTAGCTTTGAGTAAGTAAACTAAATCAGCCAGAGTGAGAACGGCAACGAATTGCTCTACGGATTTCTCACCCTGACCGTTTAGGCGCAGCACACCGACTCCAAGTCCATCGGTTTGTCTGCGTTCTGATAATTGGCGCATTAAGCCTGCTAGGTCAAGCTTTGTGCGAGCTTTGATCTCAATGTCAAGCCCTGCAATGCCTGTGACATCTGATCCATCACGCCCTGCCCCTACTGGCAGCGCATGTTCCCACCCTTGCGCCTTGAAATAATCTGCTACTATACGCTGAGTTGCGTAGCCCCTATGTTTACGGCTTTGTGACATATCAGTTTGACCTCACATGACATGTGCGACATTCGCACGGCTTAACTGTTCCAGCAGTTATAGGTTCGTTACAATTGTCGCACACGTCTAATCGTCTGTCTAATACCAACATTTCATCACCCCACAATCAAATCAGCATCTTCGTCACGGAATGACCACTTGCCATTCTGGTTTAGAACCATCCAAATCATCTTGCATTGTTCTGCCTTATTCTTCATAGGAATAGGACAGCCCCAACCACGATAAGCGCCATTTTTACCAGTCCCTTCACGCAAGACACGATCACCATGCTTGCAGCGTGGAACAGGCTCGGCAGCGAGATTCTTAGTAACCAAATCAGCCGCGTTCTCAAAAGCGGATTCAATGTCAGCAGGTGGCTCGATTGTCGTATCCCAGATAACTTCGGCTTGCGGATTATGTTCATTTATAAACTTCTTGTGTTCTTCGGTGCGTACGCGAATGGGTTTATTACCGCCTGCTTGAGCGTCCGCAACCTTAGCCATTTCCAAAGATGAAGCTCGCTTTCCTTTAGCAGATAATCCGAGATTTGCCAAACATCTTCCGATTGCAGATGTCTCGCAATTTTCAAACCAGAAATCGCGATCAACACCGCGATCCTTGCGGCTACCTCTAGCGTAACCAATAGCGGAAGGCTGAGTATCCACAAAAGTCCTAAAAGCTGTCGCTCGAAAAACAACCACGCCCTTTTCTTCATCATTGCTCACTAACTCGGTGATGATCGCGCCATCCTCGTATTCCGAATAAAATTTATGGATGCGCGAATCCACGTCCTCATAATCATTCAAATTGAACATCTAGTTTGTCCTGCCCTTTCGCGTATTCGATTTGTTCCTGGAGCTTCCACATTTGTCCACCCCAGTCTTGAACCTCTAAAGCGCAAGCATGGCAATAATGCCTGACAATAATTTTGTTGCCACGCTTTGAAGTTATTTGCCATATTGCTTGTGTTTGACCACGCCAATCCTTAGCGCTCCACCGCATTTTGCAGTAATCGCACCAAGTACCACGCGGTGATCTGCTAAGCATCCAAGTCGTCCCAATCTTTGACTGCCGTGTGTCCGGCAATTGCGAAAAATGAGACTGCATCGAGCCAACTATCAGCATGCTTTGGAGACTCCATGAGTCTTGCGAGCTTGACCAATGCCATACAGACTGCAACGTCCATTGGTTCAATTTCTCGCTCCAAAAAGTCTGACCATAACTTTGCTGTTCTAAGCATTGTGAGGTCGTAATGACCATACGTTGCCCCTCTGTCTGCAATCGTGTTAGCTGCTTCATTCAATAATTCCCGAGCGCTTGACCAATTTCCCCCTGCGGTATCCATCAAAAAATCCTTCCTCGTAGTATTTTTCCTTTGCGTTTACTTTAGTGCTGTACCAAACACCAGCGATAACTAAAAACCATTCAACGTTATTGACAAGCCATTCCCAAGTTAATGCGAGATTCATGCGACTTCATCCGCAACGTTAAATACATCTAGGAAATAAGCTCCAATAGTGTCGCGCGATAAGCGACCACGATCTTTGCCTAAACCTAAATTTGTTTTTGCATAAGTTCTAAGCACAGAAGCGTGAACATAATTGCCTTTGCCGTCTGTGTAGCACTTAGTTTTCCGGTCATAACGGATCATTTAGCAGCTCCTAATTCTCTAATCAGGAACTTTGCTGCTTTTAGCATTTCAATATCAGTTTCTAAAAACAGAAACTCTTTAGTTTGTAAGTCATTAACGATTGCCTGGAGTTCTTCCACGCTTCGGCGACCCACAATGCGAACAGCTTTTGTTCTTGTCATTGCCCTAATACCCCTTTCAATTGGTATTTCAATTACCAATTAGACAGGGTTAATTGCTATTTGTCTAGTGGCGACACGCCGGAAGCATCTCTAAATTATCTATTGAATCGTCAATTGTGGGTGTGTGTTCCTTAGTGCATACTCCACAAGCCTTGCACATTAGCCGTAACGCTTGCCTTCGACTACGAATGATCCTGATTTATCTATCGGTACTGCCACAGGCGTAACGCCTTTGCGGTCAACATAAAGCAAGCCGATACCTTTTTGCCAGTTGAATGACCCACGCGTGTAATAGGCTTGTTTCTCATCCATCATGTGACCAACCTCAAGCCCTTGTAGAACACGCCCTAAAACGCCGCCAGATGCCTCTGAGAACGCCGATACCCCTAGTCTGTGGGTGTGACCACACACCACACTCTTTCCGTGTCTCCTAGCGGCTCCTAGAGCCGTTAAACCTGCATTGTGGTTAATGCTCTGCTCGTCACCGTGAACCATTATCCAGTCGTGGTTTATCTCGTATGGCTTGCGGTGGAATTTAATACCTAAATCTTTGAAGCCCATAAAGTTTTCATACTCAAGCTCAGGCAGTCCTATCAAGCCTGGAAGTCTAGAACTTAAGGATTTGTAGAGTCGATCCGTGTGATTTGATCTGACGATATTTCTGACCTGTAAGTCATACAGAACGTCTTGAGCAGTATTTCTATCGCGCCCAATTGTGCCTGACCACTCATCACGTCCAGTTGACCAACGTGAAATGGTCTGGAAGTCGATTTCATCACCCACGCATAGAACGTCATCAGGCTTCCATTTTCGTATGAAGGCTGCAACATTTCGGACGGCTCGTGGGTCATGGAAGGGTACTTGAAGATCGCTGATTACAGCTATTCGCTTCATTCATCCTCATCATCTTCAAATGGAGAATGGTCTGGATTTTCTACCTGCCAGTCAGGTAAGCGTGGCATGTGAAATACGCTAGTTACATAATCCATTGCTTGCTCTTTAGTAAAACCCTGACGTTGCATAGCAAGCCAGGTTTCGTGTACGAGCACAGCCCAAACGTCAAGATCGCTTAATGGCTGGCGCTTATCGCGTTTAGCAGCTAATTCCTTAGCCTTGCGTTTAGCGGCGCGTTCGCTTTTTGTTGGTTTTCTTGCGCTCATTAGTAAGCAATTCTAGAACCATGTTCTCGAGTTTATCCATGCGCGACACGAGGTTAGATGCCTCAATAATTCCAGGAACCTCATGTCGAATAATGTAGCGAAGCCCACCGACAATTAGTGCACAGCACGAGAGAATGGCTGCAACAAACGCAGCCCATTCTGCCGCACTCACTTTTTCTTAGGAGATGCGTAGCCCAACACGCATGCGGTCAAAGCTCCGAGAATGGAGCGTGCTTCAAAGCTGAAGTCATCTATTTGCCAAGCTGCTAGAAACGCAGCTAGAGCATAGATCGCTGGTCTAAACTTTGAGGACATCGAGATCGAACGGTCTGCCATCTTTGTCACCTTTCTTTGTAAATGAAATATGTACATGAGAATTATGCGGATTTATTCCAGTATATTTTTTCCAGCGCCATAGGGTTCTTCGGCTTGCAATCTTTCCAGAATATATGATGTAACTAAGTCTTCTATCACGTCTGGCAAGTAGTCGAAGCTGATTTGCAAATACATAACTGGCTTTGGGGTCATCACTAAGACCGGCTGATATGTCAATGGCACGTACCCAGCCTTCAGCATCAGGATTGTGATCGGACTTACGAGATGCATGAGAGCTGTCGCCCTTAATCCCATCCGAACGTCTATCTCTATGGGGGAACGCCTCATTCGCTTGATCCAATAAGGTACGTCCGGCAGCGCATAATTTCCAACTCATTAGCTCAGTAGGACAGCAGCTTCTTCTTCGGTTAGCCCTAACTTCTCCAAGATAGCCAAGCGAGCAGCAGCCTTCTCAGCCTTTGCATCTTCTTCGGTTTGTCGCTGTGCTTCAAATGCAGCAGCTTCGACCTCGCGCTGTGCGATTTCTTCCGGTGTTAAAGGTATCTCTTTTACCTCACCAGTCTCGCAGTTCACTTCTATTCTTGTTGTCATTTGTTCCCCTAACTGTTCTTGATTCCATAAAGTGTGGCGGTTGAGTATTGAGCAAAATTCGGACCGACTTCAACCGTAAAACTGATAGAAGTAATAGCAGAAGTACCAGTCCACAAACCTGCTCTGAAATCTATGTAATAGCTTCCCGTAGAATTATTTTCTGTTATTTCTTCGGTACTCATAGATTTTTGATTAGAACTAGCATAGTTTGGAATATAAATTATGTTATTACTAAAAGTGCTTGCGGTGGCGGTCGCAGCAGGAATAGTTCCTCTTTTAAGATAATTTGTGCTTCCAGCCGATGAACTTCCAGCCGCACCATTACCGCCGTTTAATGACCTCACAGAATAATTATTACCGCTATCAGAATTAAATCTAATAAATAATTCATCTCGATAGTCTGTTGACCTGGTTGAACGAGCACTAATTAAAACTAATAAATCGGTATAAGTTCCAGGTATGGAAGTAAAGTCTATGCTAGCCGCACCACCAGCCCCAACGGTTACCGTAGCAATTGGTTTGTATGTTACAGGCATTATGCCGCCTTTATTCCGTACAGAGTGAAAGTTGAACCAACAACAAATGTAGTAGCGCCAACGGCAGCAAAATCTAATCTAGTAATTGCTGACGTACTTCGATACAAACCAGTTACCGCAACCGTTCCATTGTCTGCATTGTTTCCGCGCTGTAACCAGGTTTTGTTTGTGGTTGTATTACTGTAATTCATAAATTGCAATATACTGTTATTACTTCCAGCGCCAGTGCTAAAAGCTATACCATCATCTAAATAAACTGTTGCTGTGTTACTTCTACGACTTGATGAAACGCTAATACCATTTCCGTACAAACGCGTATTTGAATAATTTGTTGCTGTATCATTGTTAATCATTATCTTTACGCCGTTTTGGTTACTTGTTCCCATAGCCATTGCTACGACTAAGTCTGTATAAGTTCCAGGAATGCTGGAGAAAGTAACGGTAGCAGCAGCACCACCTAATGTTTGTGTTGCAATCGGTTCGTATGTCGCTGCCATTATGCTGCCTTTATTCCGTATAGGGCGAAGTGGGAGTATTCGGCGTAATTATTTAGTAATTTTATTTCTGTAATTGCGTTAGTGGAATTAAACAAACCTGACCAAAAATAGGCTTCACCGGAACCATTTTGATCTTGACCACTAAGAGAGCGAGTCGCTTTAAGTTTATTGGTGTTACTGTAATCAAGAATATCTATAACTCCTACGCCAAACCTGCCAGATGTTGAGTTAGCGCCTGTCAATCTGCCAACATAAAGTTCACTCCCGCTTATAGTTACATAATTTGAGGTTACGTTTGCACCATCACCTTGTAAAAAATGAGTACTATAGGACGTTCCTGCTGTGTTATTAAATCTCATTGTTAAATTATCCAAAGTTGTTGCACCAGAAACCCTAGCCATAAAACGCAATTGAAGGTGTGCATAAGTGCTAGGAATAGATGAAAAAGTAACAGTAGAAACTCCACCTGCACCTACCGTAAAGGTGGCAATTGAATCAAAATCGGCAGCCGCAGCAACTCCTTGTTGGGCAAACGTACCAAGCGTGAACGTCTGTAATGTCACGCAATGCCGCCAACTACAACCCAGGAATTAGTTGCCAATTTAATACAGGCAGCAGTCTTGTAACGTGCTAGAACAGGCTGTGCAGCAGTAGCACCAGCAGATACCACAGTAGTTGTACCAGATGTAACAGCTTTAATCGTAGTTACGCCAGCACCTTTCATATAAACATTAAGCACGGTACCGACAGGAAATGCCACGCTTGCATCTGTTGGTATTAAAAAGTCATTGGCTGCCGCGTTGTCCATTGTGACCAACTTTGCGTACTGATCGTTTAGGACTGCGGTATATGATGTGCCAGTCTGAGCGTTAATGGTGAACGTGGGTAAGCCGTTCATGTCATTAGCGGTGAGGACATCACCAGTTGCGTATGGGTAAGACATTCGTTCTCCTAGTAGCTCAGGGCGTTAGTGCCTAGTATACCTAATGTATTGCTATTTAAGATGAAGCCGTTGACTAGGCTTTCACCTGTATAAATCGTGGTAGTTATTGACCTATTTGTGAAATCATGACTTATACCCTGAACCAATAGGTTCTGTTGGGCTGTGCTAGAACCAGGCATTACCTTTGTCACCGAGACGGCATCGAGCAGTTCTACGTTTAATCCAGCCACGCAGCGTGCAGTATCGCTTCCATCTTCAAGGTTTAACTGCACAGAGTCAATGCGCAGCTCTACATCTGATCTCGTTGAAAGGATCATGCGTGCCATATTAAGGGCAACGCTGTCAGTCTCCATTAGCACATCTGATCTATTGCCTGAATGAATGAAGTAGGTGTCTATGGAGTCCTGGTCAAATGCGTTCTGTGCCGTACCACCTGACCTTGTGACGGTTACGTCATTGAGCAAAATATCTGCATCGTAATTGACGGAAGCGGCTTGGAAGGCTATGCCTGTGCCGTTATCTGCAAAGGTATAAGCAATGGAACCTAGAGAGGCTGTTATAGCGTTTCTAGATAGGAATGTAGCCCTGCCTTCGGCATCTATGTAGAATCCACCTAGTTCGCTGTCCTCGACCGTCCTAAGGGCATCTAAGGCGTTTCTAGTGGTACCTGGATCAGCTTGTAAGGTTGTGTTGCCAGCATCTACATCTCGTAATTGGCTTGGATAGGCAATTTCATCCAGTATTGCATTTACACGAGCGCCTGATAATTGACCTGCTGGCGCACCTGGCACGGTTGTAATACCAGCACCAGAAAATAGACGGAAAGCATCTACGCATTGGAAAGTGACACGGCTCACATCTTCTACGCCTAGCGAGAAGTTTGTAATGTAGTTAGTTATGAAGCCTGTGAATAGGTAATACCTCGTGCCGTTGTAATCGGCAAATATCTGAATCTTGCGTAATGGTATGAGATCGCCGTAATAAGGGCTGGAAGGGTTATTAGGGTTCCAGTCGCCGTTCTGATCGTAGATGTCAAGCGTGGCTGTGCCAGCTTCAAACTTAGATAGCAAACGGCTTCGCCCACGTCTTATGTGAGCTTCCTTAATAAGTGGGCTTATGTCAACATAATTGGCAGTTGACTCAGCCAACTGACCAAAACCCAGTCTGCCGTAATAGGCATCATCTAGGGTTAATGGGTTAATGAGAACGCTGATACCAGGCGTGAAGTCAACTATCGCGCCGATTACCGGAGCTGTCATATTGTGGTGCCTGAATAAACTATCTGCTTACCAGATTTTTGTTGGTTGTAAATCTGCTGCGTAATAGTAGTAACTAAATCGTTTTCTGATACTACATTGCCTTGAACATACACGTTAACGTTAGCTTGGTTGGACGTGCTGGCATTTCTAAATAGTCCTGATAAATCCATGCCCAAATCCATAGTTGGACTTGTTGCAGGTAACTGACCAACTTTTGCAAGCTGATCCATCATGCGCATCCATTCATTTGCGGAAGCGCCAGAACCAGCACCAGTTGTCGGCTGAACAGGTCTTGCGATACTTGTTGGCGTACCAGAAACCATAGACAAAATCTTCATTAACATTTGTAGGATTTTTTCTAGGCTATCTTCCCATTCTTCAAATGGGTTTTCCAATTCAGGGAAATCCTCAGCCGTAAGTTGTAGGGCTGCTAACTTAGCCTGGCTGGTGATTAACTTTTTAATTAGATCATCTACGCTGTCGCCAGCTTCAATCATTACGCCTAAATTGCGCAGGGCTGGCTCGTTCAGTCTGATTACAACATCTGCCAGTTTCTCAGCAGCTTTGTAATTCTCTGTATTGAGCGCAAGCAAGGTTACTAAGCGTGTGCGCTGTTCTCCATCTATCTTGCCTTGTAAAGCTGCAACGATCTGGATGTTTTCCATATCGAATATGGTTTGAGCGCGCTTGCGAGCGAGTTCCAATCTGCGGCGCTTTTCTTCTTCTGTCTGGATTTTTTTACGATTAGCAGCGTTGATTTTTTCTTGTTTTAAAATCATATTTCTTTGTCGTAATTCTGCACGAGTGGCAACTTCGGCTGCTCTACGTTCTGCACCTGCTCGCATTGCTGGCGTATTTTTAACCAACATTTCACCAGTTACAACGAAATTAGCTTGACGAAATAGAAAATCTATTGCATCTCTAAATTTTAAATACGCACTACTATTGAGAAATTTACTTATATCATTTGACATGCTTCCTATAAAATTACTGAAAGCTGCTGCCGCTCCACCTAATGCAAACCCTAAATCTTTAATATCGTCTTGAAAATCCTCGATACTTTTACCTGATTTTTCAAGACCAGAAACAAATCCTTTTCCAATAGATTCTTGAGCCTGCTCAAATGCACGTTTCAATCTATCTACACTAGTACCGTAACCTTCTGTGGCTCTTTCGGTAGAACCGCTAAATCTTCGCTCTAATTCTTTTATAACCTTTTCAAATTTCTTGCCTTTTAATTCTGCGGTTGTATAACCTAAACGCAGTCTTGCTAAAGCGGTAACTTCACCTTTATAAGCTCGTTGCAAAGCACCTGACACGCGATTCAAATCATTACCAGTTGCGAATGAAATATCTAAAGCAAGATTCAATAATTTCTGAGCATTTGTAATATCTTCAGTTGCTCTTGATAAAGAATTGAATGCTGGAACTAACTGACCGCCAGTTAAACCAGTAGCCAATTCTAATTTATCTATATATTCATCAACGACAGGTGTGGCAAAGGCTAAGTTAATGCCTGTCAACTGTGAGCGCAGTTGCGCTGCTTCTTTTTCGGCTTCGGCAAATGCGTTAACTGAAGCACGACCAAAACGGATAATTTCACGCACAGCGAATACGCTGGCAACAGTTTTACCTAGTTTCTTAAATGACTTTTCTAAACCTGTGGTGGCTTTAGATGCTTTATCAAACCCTTGCTTTTTGAGTTCGGCAGCAATTATGACCTTAATCTCTGTTTCTGTTAATGCCATTATGCCACCATCCTTTCTGACGATTTAATACGCGTTACTAATGCTATTTTGGCTTTCTGTATCGCCTTCATTGTGGCATCTAGCGCTTTGCCTTGATTACGCGCATAAGCGGCGTACAACAAACGACCAGTTGACTCTTTGCCACGTCCGGCATAATCCACCAATGCGCCTACACCATTCATTGCACCAATAAATCTTTGACCAGCGTTAGGGTTGTTGGACTGACTGCGTGGGTTACCGCCAGGGTTAGCACGTCCAGCCGTTTCAATAATTGCACCAGTAGCAGATCGGTTTAACAATGTAAACAATGAAATAAAACCTGTATTACGCATGCGCGACGGCGTGACTTTGTAAATTAAACCTTTGCGCACAGCTTTAGGATCATAGGATGGAAAACCATTCTTGCGACCTGTGCGGCTCTTACGCTCATAACCAGGATAGTTGTAATTGAACAAACCGCCTGGAGCCATTGCAGGTACTTTAGAACGTGCATCTGCAATAATGGGCTTAAGTGCTTCACGCACTTCTTTGTCCATTTCCTTCTTGATGTCAGGCGCGAGTTTGTTCAAGGCTTTTCTAAAGCCTACGATTCCTTCTACCACTACTGGCATTTTTGTTTTCTTCCGCCTGTTTCCTTAGTACCTCGTATATGGCTTTCAGTAAATCTGAATCCATATTTATAAATTCGCTAGGCGCAATACCCAGATGGACTGATAGCTCTGCTATACGGTAAGTCCAGGTATTACGCGTTAGCCATTTGGGTCGTCATCTAGCACCTCAACTGCCTTTAAGGTTTCTAGAAACGCATCCCCAAATGGCTTCACGTCTGGAGCGCCTGCTCTACGCAGACATTCCCAAGCAAGCCAATAAATATCCGATTGCTTCTGATCCTCGCGGAAGGCTTTATAAAAACCCTTCTTAGCGTATTGCTCAAAAGCATATTCAATAGCTGGAGTCAGGTCGTGCGTTGACTCTGTGCCATCTGCCCTAGTTACTTTTAGCTTTGCCATGTTGCCCCTTTATTTAATTAGAACGTGCCTGAATCTGCCACAGTTACGACTGAGTTTAGCGTAAATGTGATGTCTTGTGTTGCCATGTCACCAGTCGCACCGTTAATAGGTGTGAGGTTGTTGACGAGAATATCAAACGTGTAAAGAGGATTTGTCGCTGATACTGCGGTTCCTTTTTCTTGTAACATCTTGCATGCTACGGTTGTACCGAAAGCAGCATTAAGAGTTACGAGGACGTTTGTAGCTGCGGTGTCGTTTAGAAGTGAAACTGTGAGAGTACCCGATTCCAAGCCTTTAACGAACTTGTGCGCGGTGTCACCCATAGCGGTAACTTCTAGCTCGTCAGCCGCACGATTTAACGTAATTGAGGTAACGTGGTCTGAGAGATCAACGTTGTTAATCTTCAAACCTACTTTGTTGTTCAAGAAAATAGCCATTAACTATTCCTCATCTTTCTTTGCGGTTGCCTTTGGCGCTGGTGCTGTCTGACCGATCTTGATCAGAAAAGCCTCGCGCTCTTTGTCATTATCAGCCATTTTAGCTCCAATCGGATAGTACGCTGATTTGAACCTCACCAGAAAGTAGATCGCCTACTGTTCCAGTTAGGACTGCTGGTGCGCTGAAATTGCCAATCGAATACGCGATACTCGATGCTTCCAGCTTGTTAACTACGTTCAAATAAAAATCTTCAATGTTGGTTAGGTTGCCTTGATTATCAAACATAGGTGCAAGCACAACCAGTTTGAAATTAACTTTAGGCTTAACAGTTTTGTAATGATCGTTTGATGGCTCAATGTAAGGATCGCCAGGCTGTATAACGATGCTGTTCGCGAGCGGCGAAGCAGGTGGGAAGGAAAACACCTGCCACGCCGCATTATCAGCTAGCGCGGTGGCAATAGTGCCTCGCAGGGTTGTTATCGCGCTCACCCTACTTGACCGCCTGGTGCTAGATGATCCGCAAGTAAGCCGCGTACGCGAGCCATAAGGGTATTACCCATACGGTATGGCGAAGGTGTGAAATCAGGTGAAATGCCACCAGCATTGCTAGTTTGGCGTGACTGCCATATATCTACGGCAATTAAAAGTGAAGCCAGATTAACTTCTGGCAAAGTTGCATAATCTTTTGATGTGGTTCCATAAACTCGACCCCACGGCGCGATAGTGTGGTATTCGCGAGTTGTTATTTGTGCTTTTACAAATTCTAGATAGTTGTCTTTGACGGCTGTTAAGGTTTGGCTGCCGTTAAAATGCTGGCGCACGTCCTCAACGGTTACTGTGTCGCCTACGACAAATTGGTCAACGTTTTCGTAAATATAAATACGACCAGTACTGCCAGTTGCTTCTATTGCAAAGACAGATTGCTCGTTAAACCATAATTTGCTTTTTACTATGTTTTCTGCCGCTTGACAAACTTCCTCAACAACAGCAGACGTATATAAATTACCAATGCCGAGCGCGCTGCGCAGTTCTGCTTCTGTAACGTATGTGGCTGGCATTGTTTTTCCTTTCTAATGTTGACCCTGGCACTCAGGGCAGAAGTGCCAGGGCAACGCGATTGACCTATAAGTTAGATCAGGACTTGTTGAACCAGTTAGCGCCGTGTCCAACTTTCGTTGCCAATGCGCCATAGCCGTAGTAAAGCAAGTCGATGGTTCCGTCTGAATTTACATTCGTGCGGAGCTGGAAGCGTGGTGACTCGTACCATGTGTAGGAATCTGGGTTAATAACTACCATTGAGTAATCAGCAGTCTGATCTCCACCAGCACCAGTAATGAAACGAGAAACGCGAAGGTCAAGACCTGCAACAGTTCCACGGATTGAATCTGGTGAAAGTGTTCCACCGTTGTTTTGTGGATTTGAAGCAATGTAAATTGGGCGACCATTGTCGTTGTAGCCCATGATGTTAGCCCATTGTTCTGGGGTAACTACAATGTTGCGTGCAAAGCCGAGTGAAGCGCTGTAAACGGCTGCTGCTGCATTTGAAATGTAGGAAAGGATTCCTGTTGCGCTGTTAGCTGCTGCGGTTGCGCAAAGAGCGCCACCGTTTGCAACTTCGCCAGTTACATAAGTGTCGGTTTCCTTTGCGTACGCAAATTCCATCTGGCGTACAAGCTCGTCATAAAATGCGGGACTTGATCGGTCTATGAGCTCCACAGTTGTGATTGCGCGACCCTTAAATGGCTTAACGCTTACTGAAATGTATGAAGCGGTAAGTTGAGAATCTGCAATTGCCTGGTTTTCGTTGATTTGATCAACTGTTGGAACTGCTGTGATCTTTGGAATTTCAAAGGTCATACCTGCATCTGGCAAGGTTCCACGGCTGATGCTGTCAATTAGAGGACGGTCAGCGTTTGATAGTGGGTTTACAACTTCGGTCAATTGACGAGTTGGGATCATGCCTGGTGCGGTTGTTGTTTCGTTATCTGCTGCCTTGACGTACATTGCAGCATCTTCATCACCGAGGAACTTCGCGCGTAGAGTGTTCTCAAGGTACTTAGCCTTTGTGAACTCTAAACGTGGCTTTGAGTAAATCGGTGCGCTAACAGTTGGGCGAGCAGCCTCTACCGCAGGGGTTTCGACCACAGGCTCAACGGTTGCGGTGTCTGGAGTATTCTCCACGACTGCCTCGCTTTCGTTTTGGGTTGGTCTTCTGCGCTCTTAAACGCAGCAGCTTGAACAAGACTTGTTTCGACCATTTTGGATGCGCGTACACGGTAAATGTCACCTTCGCGCTTTCCATCAACAACTTCTACGCCTACTGAAAGTCCTGAGCGTAATTGCTCAGATGCTTCAATAAGTGCATCGTTGCCACGAGTCGTATTGCTTACTTTGAATGTGGCATAAATGCCATCTTCTTTTTCGCTAAATGACACAAGGCGACCGATTGGCTTTTTTGCATCATGCTCTAAAAGTAATTTTGGCTTTGGGCTTTCTGGTATTTCGATTGAACCTTTTTCAAATATAACTTTGCCAGCGCTTGTGTATCCGACCTCATTCTCAAACGGCACGATCTTGCCGGAGATGGTTCGCTCAGATATTGAGCACTCGATTTCGCTAGAGAACGTTAGGTGCATCTGTATCGTTTCCGTTCGGTGATAGGTTTTCCATTTCCATTGCTTGCTCTACGGTAATTAGTCCGAGAGCCAACATCTTTTCAATGACTGCCAAGCGCTCTAGCGAATTAACTGCTAGGAACGCATTTTCGACATCAAACTCAACAATATTCCCACGCGCGGTTATATCGTCCATAGATAAGCGATCCTGGATTGCGTGGACGTACGGCGCTAGGGAAAGACTGACAAACTGACGGCGCTCATCTTGCACGTTAGCGTATGTCATGCTTGTATTTTGGTCTGCACTAATGTAATAGGCAGGAACATTCATCATGCGAGCAACTTGCGTGCTCATTTGTTGTATTGCATCCACAAACATCATGTCGCGCGGTGAGAATGATGTTGGTTGGTATTCTAAAGTAGAAGTTAGGTATGCGGTGCTGCGCTTTTCGCGCGCGGCTTTCCAAGCTGCCAAAATTGACTGAACTTCCTCAGGTGATAAGTCTGCGCCATTGTTTTTTAGTATTCCGGTTGGCATTGGAGTTGCAGTTGCCAAACGTGCAGCAGTTTCTAAATCTATTGCGCTGCGAAGTGTGCGAGCGCCACGCTGTAACACGCCTTCATCTAATCCTTGAAATGTAACTAATGATCCAAGTCCTGACATTGGCACTTCTTTGCCATCAACATAATATCTAACAATATATTGGCTAACAGGATCAGAATCAAAACTTACGCGACCTGGCGCAATCCATTGAAATCGTGCAGGACGACCATCATCAAAATAAACTTCGGTAACTTGCCAATATGCAACGCCATAAAATAATAATGAGTCAACAGTCCAAGCAATTGTCGTGCTGCGTGGTTGGTTAACTGCTGGTTGATCTAGCCAAACTGGTTTTCCTAATTCTTCACCAGTTGATTTTTTGTATAATTTGATTGGGAAGCTAGCAATAGTGCCAGCCAAAAGATTACGGCATCTTGCAACAGATGGAACGCTCATAGCTTCTTCGCGGTTAATCGCGCCAAAAGCAATTGGAAGATAATAATTAAACGCATCCGTCATCAACTGTGGAGCGGCTTGCGCTTCGATTTTTTTGCCAGTCAGGCGATCAAAGAAACCCATTGTCGGATAGGATACCACACAAAGCCGACTAAACGGACATATCAGACAGCGATAATCTGCGGTTTCGTTACAGGCTTTAGAAGCTGGTGGACAACCATTGCTAGCGCTATGGCGGCGCTGACATCGCCAGCAGATTTACGGCGCACAATACGCCAGCCAGCATCCGTTTCTTTAGCAGCGCAACTATTTATGGAATCTACAAGAGATGCCTGACCTGCGTGGATTAAACGCCTATTAACAATTGAATCGAGTAGATCAGAACAGGCTTGATAGAACACTTGACCTGACATATCTTGTATTTTTTGCCCAGATAGCGCTAAACGCTCTGCGACAGTCATAGAAGTATATTTGTCATAGCAGATTAACTTTGGACGGTACTTACGCGCCCATTCGTTTACCTCTACCGAGACTTTTAGCTCATCTACCTGCTGATCGCTATGGAATTGCGCAACTACGCCCACAGCCATCGTTCCATCCTCACGCAACTGCCCTGCGACCAGGCTTGCATCGCGTTTAGTGACTGAAATGTCAATAGCGAATACCGTAGGCAGTCCTGGCGTGATTTGTAAGTCTTGTACGGTCAAATCCTCAAATGCTCTGTATGGGAATGGGCTCTTTAGCGCGCTAACCCATTGGCATAACGTTTCTGTGCGCGTAGCTTCTATGCTAGATGTGCTAATAGCTTCTGCAAGGGTTTCTTCGTCTAATAAATACCCAAGTGCAGGGTTTGAAACGTACCAGGCTTCCTTATCCCATATATCTGCAAAGTCTGGCGCTGAGTATTCCCAATAGCCCATAGATTTAGGTGGGTAACTATTGGCTTTCTCTCGTAATACGTTTAAGACTGTGCTAAATGCATCGCCAGCGTTACTGGTGAGTAATATCTGACTATTAGGACGTGCTCGCGTAATAGGACGTGCTGCTGTCCACGCGGCTTCGTCAACTTCTCGTACTTCATCAACAAAAAGCAGATCCGCCGTCTTACCACGGCTTCCATCTCTTGTTGCCGCGACTATCTCGTATCGAGCTCCCGATAAAAGCTCTAACGATTCCTGACCATTAGCCACGCGGATCTGCTTTAGCTGTGCTTTTAGTTGAGGTGTCGTTTCCACCAGATCGCAGACTTTACGGAACGTGTCCAAAGCCATTGCCCGATTTGACGACATCGCCACTATAGACATTTCACCGAATAAATACAAACCTGCCAATATGCGTATGCGTGCTAGGTGGGTTTTACCTTGTTGGCGTGGCAATAACAGCAGATTTGTCTTGCGAATAAAGTTATTGTTTTTGTCTACCTTGAGCATGTCGGTTAAAACGTGTTCTTGCCACGGCAGCAGCTCTTGACCAATTTCCTTTAGCCACGGCAACACCTCATCTATGCGAGATTTACCTTTTATCGGTGCATTGCTTAAGCGTGGCTTTGTGCTGCCCTTGCGTTTAGCCATTTCAATTAGCCCCCAACTGATCTGGACTAATAAA